CAAGATCTACCACATGATCATGTAGAATTAATTGAAATAGCAGTGGGGCGAACATAATGGCATTTCCAGTATCTCCAGTAAACGGACAAACAGCAACAGTTAATGGTGTGGTATACACCTACAGCACCGCTATTGGTGCGTGGACTGTGACCACCAGTAATGCTGGCGATATCACAGCCAATACAATTTCCAGTTCAGGTGCCATAAATGGCAGCTCAACTATAAGTGCTACAGGCAACATCACAGGTGGTAACTTGATAACAGGTGGCGGACTTGCCACAAACGGAATTACCAACACAGGTGGTAACGGCGTTGGAAACATTGGTAATGCAGCAGTGTATTTCAACACAGTGTTTGCCAAATCAACCAGCGCACAGTACGCTGACTTGGCAGAATTTTATGTTGCAGATGCCACATATGAACCAGGCACAGTGTTGAGTTTTGGTGGCTCAAATGAAGTCACGTTGTCCAGCTTATCTAGTGATGCTCGTGTGGCAGGTGTGGTATCAACCAATCCAGCACACGTGATGAATTCTGGTAGCAACCATGAATACGCCACCATAGTGGCCTTGGCTGGCAGAGTACCAACTCGAGTAATTGGCACGGTACGCAAAGGAGACATGATGGTTTCTGGGGGCAATGGTTACGCACAGGCCAGTAACCAACCAATAATGGGATCAATACTTGGCAAAGCACTGGAAGATTTTGACGGCGACACAGGCATCATAGAAGTGGTCATAGGCAAACTTTAAGGAAACAAAATGAGTTATGTAGGAAACACACCGCAAATTGGACAGTATCGAAAAATGGATTCGTTGACATTCAACGGTGTCCAGACCTTGTTTAACATCACTGTGGGCGGTGTTAGTTTTTCGCCCCCCACAGCGTTTGCCATGCTGGTATCACTCAACAGTGTGGTACTCAACCCTGGTGTGGATTTTAGTATAAATGCAGCCACCATAAGTTTTGCAGTAGCACCAGCACTTAACACACCGTTCTTTGCGTTGATGTTTGGCGATACGCTATATACTGGCACACCAAGTGATGCCACAGTGATCACAAGCAAAATAGCAACTGGTGCAATTACATACAGCAAGTTTGGTACAGATACACAAGCACGTTTGACAGCAGGTCAAATTATTTTTGGAGTTTAAAAGATGGCAAGAAAAAGATTATACGAGTATTCGTTCACACCAGGCACAGCTGGTTTAGGTACTGTAAAGGTTCCCAACCGATACAACCTGGCCGACATCCTGGCTATCTACGATACCACAACAAATACTGCGATCTACAACTTCGCTGATAACTCATTAGGCGGATCAGTTGCCTGGGTAGCTGGCACAACAGCCACATTTCCCTCGGCCTATGCTGGCGTGACCACAATTACTCTAAACTACAATACGTCTGGCTTGCTGTCCAGTGACAAGCTAGCAATCTATGTCGAAGACCGTGACTTACAAGTTCAACCCTGGGACTTTGGCATGGATGCCATTGGACGCGAACGTGTGTCAAACCCACAGTCCCTGATTGACGCTGACTTTGAGTATGGTTTGCAAAACACCAAATGGGAAGCGGTATCAACCACAAACAACATTCCCAGCTTCTATGAAGACGTTGGCGCAGATTTAGTTTACAATACCAATGGATATGTTTCGCTGTTGGCCGGCGATGATTTAATCACATCCAACGTTGATACTGCGGTTAGATTGCAAAACCCAGGAACAGCACAGTGGGTAGCCAATGATTATGCTTTGTTGATTAGTCAAACACAAGGCAATGCAACTCCACTTACCAGTACTTTTATCACTGCAAACGTAAACAGTTCTGCAGAACGCACATTCTCTGTGGGCACATCAAGTGGTATCACAGCTGGCGACAACGTGTTGATTATTGGTCGTCCAACTTCGGGCGGAACTACCGTGGCAGTTGCTAACATTACCAGTAACGCAACAACAACAGTAAACGTTGCCAACGTGGCAGCTGCTCCATTGATTGTTGATGGTAGCTATATCATTGTACAAACAGATACAACAAACATTTTTGAAACCATGGCAGTGACCAACGTTTCTGGCAACGCATTAACAGTTGTTCGTCAGACCAATAACACAAACTTGGCCGCTGGCAATATATCTATTGGCAATAACGTTTTCCCTGTCAGCACCTTGGAAATAGCACAAGTTCAGTCTGTAACTGACGGAACCACACTCCAACTCAATCGCGGCTGGTACAACACCACTGCTGCCAATGCCTATGTCACTGGCACAGTACTGCAAAAACTCAGTGGCAACATTGAATTGGTACAACACACTGTGATCAGTACTGCTGTAAACGGTACTCAAACTATTGCTCGTGGACAATTCAACACCACAGCATTGACAGCAGCCGGTGCAGGATCTCCAATGATTCGTATGACTGGTATGTTCTATGCCACAGGCGCCAACACAATTCCACAAGTGGGTGTAAATCAAAGCGACACACCACTTGACGTCAATGAATATGTGAGCACACAAAACACCAACAACTCAAACACAGAAGGTGTTGGCCTGGTATTCCAAGCGAACACCAACAACTTCTTTTACTACCCACGTCGTAGTCCAAGTTTGGCCGCCGGATATCCACTGAATCAAACAGACACAATCATTCGTCAGGCATTCCCATACACTGGTGCTGACTTTGATGTAACAAGTATTGTGAGTGATGGTAACAACCCTAGCACAATTACTGTGACAACAACTTATGCTCACGGTCTTGTACCAGGTACTCCAATTTTGATGAACTTGAGTGCTGGTACCAACTATCAATACGCTGAAGGCTCGTTTAGTATCATCAGTGTGCCAAGTACCACAACATTCACTTATCAGGCCAAAACTGGTGCTGCGGTCAGTGGCAGTATCTCAGGCCAGGCATTTGTGCGAAGCAATGCGGCATTTATACCACGACCATTTGATGGTGGTGTGTTAATGGGTCCAGGCACTCCAACTCGTGGTGCAAGTGCAATTCGTGTTACAAAGAAATATTTCCGCTATCAATCTGGTAAGGGCATTTTGTTCTCCACTGGTACAGTGATGGCCCCAACCTTTGACATTACTGCGGTCAGTGCAGATGGCACTGCAATTTCAAGCAATATCACTGTGACCACAGACGTTGAAAATGGCTTGAATCCTGGCGCTTCAGTAACCATTACAGGAGTTACAACATCAGGTTACGACCAATCTAATTATGTTGTAACTTCAATCCTGTCAGACACCAGTTTCACAGTACAAGCCCAGGCGCTACTGGGAAGCACAACACCGGTACTGGGACAACAACCTCGATTGAATGTTACCAGTTGGCACGGTGCAAGTATCCGTGCTGGTATTTTTGATGATCAAAACGGTTTGTTCTGGGAGAATAACGGTATCACAGTGAATGCTGTGCAACGTTCAAGCACATTCCAAGTTGCTGGTCTAGTGTCAGTTGGTGCAGGATCAAACCTTGTGACAGGTGACGGCAACTGCCGTTTCCAAGACCAACTCAACAACGGTGACTTGTTGGTAATCAAAGGTATGAGTCATACTGTTACCAGTATTATTGACAACAACCGCATGACAGTGGTACCTGCCTTCCGTGGCGTTACTAACCAAAATCGTGTGAGAACAGCCCTGCGTAACGAACTGCGTGTGCGCCAAGCAGACTTCAATATTGATCCCTTGGATGGTACAGGTGCATCAGGCTTTACACTAGATTCAAGCAAGATGCAGATGTATGGTATTGAATACTCATGGTACGGTGCTGGTTATGTACAGTGGATGATTCGTGGTCAAGACGGTAAGTTTATTATGGCACACCGTAGACCCAACAACAACTTGAACAACGAAGCCTACATGCGGTCGGGTAACTTGCCAGCACGTTATGAAGCCATCAACGAAACTCCAGTAACTGGTCTTAACGGTGCTATTAACGACAGTCAAACTACAATCACATTGCGTGACGCAACTGATTACCCGCCAGCTAGTGTGACATATCCTGTGTTTGTGATGATTGAAAGCGAAATTATCAAATACTCAGGCAAGAGCGGCAACGATCTAACAGGTTGCACACGCGGTGCAACATTTGTGCAATGGGCAGAAGGCCAAAGCCGAAGTTATACATCTAGCTCGCCAACTAGCCATGCTGACAACACAGGTGTTATTTTGATCTCCAACACTTGCATACCACTAGTTAACCACTGGGGTAGTGCAGTAGTTATGGACGGCGGATTTGACAACGACGAAGGATATCAGTTTACATACAACCGTACCAACTATGGTTTCCCAGCCACAGTTGGTGACAAAGCAGTGGCATTTGTCATGCGCTTGGCTCCATCGGTATCTAACGGTATTATTGGTGATTTGGGTGTGCGTGAACTTATTAACCGCGCTCAGTTGACATTGAGTAATTTGAATGTTCAGGTAACAGCAGGACGCTACTTGATTGAAGGTATTCTAAATCCCAACAACATTGATTCTGCCAACACCAGCTGGCAAGGACTCAACAATTTGGGCGGCGGATTCCAGCCTAGTTTTTCACAGTTCTCAACTTCACCACGTTACACATCAGAAGCCACAGGTGGCCTAACAGGTGCTCCGTTCAACACCACAGGTGGTCTAACACGTTCAGGTGTTAAAGTAACATTCAGTAGCCAGAGAACTTTTGCCAACCTAACACCTACAAACGTTTCAAGTTCGGGCGCAAATGCCAAAATCACTGTTCAACTCACAGCAGCAGGTACAGCATACTCTACCACCACCACGCAGATCACTGTGCAAACAGCTGGTGACGGGTATGCAGTAGGCGATACTATCAAGATTCTTGGTAACACCATAGGTGGCGCAACCACTGCTAACGATTTGACAATGACTGTTACAGCTATCACCAGTGAAATGACTGGCGGTGAACGTTTGTTTGCTATTCCAATTTCTACAACCAATTCGGGTGTGTTGGATCTAGGATCAGTTAAACAGATTGGCACAAGCTCTGTTCCCGGAACAGGAACTTATCCAAACGGTCCAGAGGTGCTGGCAGTTCAGATCACTGCGCTATCAACAACCACAACTCCAACAGGAGAGATTCAGTTACAGTTCCAAGAAAGTCAGGCTTAAAGACTTGCAAGATCCTGCTCAACCAGCAGGATTTTGCTTTGTACAGCTTCGAGATTTACAGTGTTCCATAAACCAGGGTGCATAGGTCTAGGCCATGCACCCTTGTCTATCCAAGCGTAGCCTAGATGTTCGTAGTTGAGTCGTGGAGTGAATTCTGTGGCAACCACACACACCCATGTGTGATATTCAAATGCAGAGTCAGCACTTGTGAATTTTTCTAATGGGATAAGACGCAAGTACGTGGGAAAGAAGCCCAGTTCTTCAATACATTCGCGCTCCATGCCGCCTAGTAATGTTTCGCCTGTTTCAATTTTGCCGCCAGGAAGTCCCCAAGCACCAGGATGCTTGACATCGTTGCGCAGGAGATACAGGTATCTTCCAGTATCTAAACTACGAAACCAAACACCAACTGCTTTTAAAGCACTAGACTCCATGTTCCCCCTGGGTACACGCCCTGATAACTTTTCACCCATGCGTCACCGTTCCATTCGTATTGTATACCAGTAGTTATGTTTGTAACATACTGGCCAGCGGCCTGTCCTTCGGCTCTAAAAACCACTCGCCAATAGTTGCCGGTGTATTCAATGATGTCGTTGGCATTGGCAATAAGCGGTCGACCATTAGCACCTTGCCAGGCCACTGCTGGTGCAAGATTGTCTTCACTGCCAACTGCCTCAGTTAATAGATATCGTTGTCCTTCCATGGATGAGTCTAATCCATCTTGCGGTCCACTGGCTAGCGGATTGATCACAGCATCAATAGGATCAAGTGTGTTTTGTGGTGCAGTATCTGTGTCTACATCAAACAGCACAAAACGATCATCGTTGGGGTCTAGCACAATAGTGCCAATGACCTCTGACTCATCAGCCTGCACCAGTCTAACTTGACTGATACCAGGTCTGAGAACTCCATAGGTACCAATCACAGTGGTCCATAGCAAGTTGCTATCAGGTACAATCTCAGTAGGAGTCAGCGTGTCATTTCCTGGTTCTTCAACAATACTACGTTGTTGTAAACATTGAAGTTTGTTTCCAATAAGAACCACAGCCCAGTTGTAAGGAGTGATAATTTGTCTTGTGCCTAGGAGCAAATCGTTGTTGATAACAGCATTGTTTAGATCACCTTGTGCGTCATACATGGATGCAATCACACGTTCTACCACGCCCAGCTTCTTGACCTTGATTGGTGAGCTGAGCCAAATTGGTATGCTAAATTTGATTGTGGCCATGTCTATGGGGTTGTCGGTCCCAATGGGAACTGTGCGAGAAGTCCATGTGACCGATTCAAGTTCCACTACAGTCAAACTGGTCCAATCAATAAAGTTGTCAGTGCTTTGTACTTCTAAGCTGGGATTGAACAAGGTCAACATCTGCTCTAACAACTGCATTTTTTGATTGGTGTTTGATGTCCAAATATCTAGGGTAATGCCCATTTTGTAAGGCACAGGCATCAGTCGTTCAATAGTAAAAGCATTGCCTTGTGTGGGTTCAAAGGAGTCAGTGGCACTGTCATAGGTACGTTGACGCAAGTTTACCTTGCTCACATGGTAAGGCTCCTGCATGCGCGGTCGATCATAGTCTAGACTTGAAATATAGAAAGTC